TAGTAGGTGTCACACTAGTTCTTGGTATCTCGTTCTTAGTGATTTGAGTACCAACCACTTTTCTGCGATTGATAGTCAAGCCACTTGAATAATTAATTATTGTTTGTAAAGCACCCATGTTTATTCCTTATCTTCCATATGGCATTTCTTTGCGTGCCATTTCAACTGTACCTAGCAATGTCTTGCGATTCTCAGCGAACAATTGGGCAACACTCTTAGCATCAACTGCGCTAATGTTATTGGTAACATAAGTGTTATTGTTGATAATGCCACCACCAGCACCTGACATCTTTAAGTCTTTGCCTGGCACAACTGTCCCCAATGCTTTTGGTATGAACAGTTCAGGACCATTCTCACCTACGATACTGGGCTTATTCAATGGGGGAGTACCACCATTAGCGAATCCAAATAGACTACCAATTGCGCTAAAGATGCCACCACTACCACCTAATGCACCAAGTATCTTAGTTGCTTGTGCCTTAAGTTCAATCTTAATCAAGTCTTGGATAATAGAACGAGCGAAATCCTTGAAACTAAATTTACCAGTTTCAACGAAATTGTCAATAGCACTTTCCATATTCTTGGTGATTGAGTTGAAGACTTCACCTGCGGTCTTGGAAGCATTAGTAGCATTATCCATGTAATTATCAAACGCATTCTTCCATCCTGCTTCCCATGATCTAGAATATTCAAGTTGTTTGGTTTGTTCTTCTGCAATTGCTTTATACCGTTGTGCGATTTGATCTAAGCCATTTGCCAATTCTTGTGCTTGATCAGCAGTAAGATCCATACCTTCAAATCCAGCGGCAAATGAACGACCTGCTTCTAGTGCGGCTAGTCTAGCGTTCTCTTGAATCTGAGCGATTTGTTGTTCTAATGGACTACGCTTCTGCTGTTGACCTGCGAATTCAGTTTCACGCATCTTATCATTGGCTGATCTGATTGCATCACCCAATTGTTGTTGCCTCTGAATTTGTGCTTCAATAGCAGCAGTTTGATTTTCAATTTCGCGGGTTCTGGCTTCCTCTAAGAATTTAACATTCTCAAGACCTTGTGTTGCTTGAGCGATTCTTTGCTTATCAATTTCAGCCTGTTGTTGAATCTTGGCAATCTGTTCATTGTAAACAGGTACCAATTCTTTTTCTTTGTCTGTTAATTGATCACGGGCTTCAATTAACTTATCAACTTCAGATTTTGCTTTGGCATCAACATCAGCGACAGCACGACGAACAGCCTTGTAATCTTCACTCTTACCAATCAATTCTTGTTCAAGGGCAATCTGAGCCAATGTAGCATCACTTTGATTCTTGAAGGCAACAACTGTATCTTCAATATCTTTACGACGCTTTGCCATTTCTTCAGCAAACTTTTTGGCTTCTTCGGCTAATCGTTTTTGTTCAGCAAGTTCTTTATCAGTTTGTTCTAAAATGCGTTGGCGTTCTTGTTGTTGTTTCTTTAGATTTTCTACAGCATCCTTTTGGCGTTGAGCCAACTCAGCCTGCGCATCACCACGACCACCTTGCACACCACTAGGCTTAACACCTTCTGGCAATTGCATTTGGCCCGGTTTTTTATCATCACCAAATAATTTACGCTGTAATGAACTAATGACCGCAAGCGCAGCACCTAATTTGGGGAACTTCTCATTAATAAGAACAGTTAATTTACCTGCTAGTTGTTCAGCCCAATCTATGATTCCTTTACCAGTGAATAATCTTAACCCTTCGCTTAAAATCATTATACCAGATATGATAGCACCGATATATGGAATCATTCTGACCAAGCCGGCTGTCATCATTACTACGGCTAATCTAGCATAACCCACTCGTTCGGCCAATTTAGCAAATAATGTAATTAAATTGTTTATTAAACCATTAGCCTTAGCGAATTGAGGGGTAGCCCTAAAGAAACGGCTAACATAGTCTATTGCTATGCCAATAGTTCTGGTCATAGAAGCCCAACCAGCAGATGCTTGGGCAAGACCTCTACCGAACATAGCATATAAACTTGCAAATAATGCAGTAGCCCAACCAAACATTGATCCAAGACCCTTAACTGCCTGGGTAACTGTATAGATACCAGCAGCGGCAGTTCCAATATTAACCATTGCTTGAACAAATTGGTTGATCTGTTCTGGACTCATCTTATTGATGAAGTCAGCCATTGGTTTTAGTGCTTCTAATATAGCAGTACGAAGTTTCTTAGTAGCAATATCAAATTGCTCTTGCATGTCAGCAGCAGCCTTAGCATTTTGCGCAGCCTTTTGTGCTTCAGCACTATAAACACTCATGTCTTTGGCGACACGATCAAAGTTTAAACCTTTACCTGCTTTACCTAATAGTTCAGTGGCAATTGCTGCTCTTGTTGCTTTATCTGGGATGGCTGCAATGCCATCAATAGTTTTCTTTAGAATGTCTTCTTCACTTAAGAACTCTAAGTCACGCAATGATACGCCAACTTTAGCAAAAGCATCACGGGTCTTTTGACTACCGCCGGCGGCATCACCGATTGCCTCAGTTAACTTTAGTATGCCTGCTTGTGCTTTCTCAGCGTTACCGCCTGCCATAGTAACAGCATCACTGAATTGAATCAATGTTTCCATTGATATATCAGTAGCATCACTCAAATCATTTAATCCATCAGCATATTGAATAGTTTGAGTAATAATAGCACCCAAACCTAATCCAGCGATAACTGCCCCTAATCCTTTGAATGATCCGGTAGCGGCTTGAGCACTACGGTTAATGTTATCAATGCCCTTGGTTTTAACATTAGATATTTTTCTATCTAAATTACCAACAGCGGTTTCTAATCTCTTTAGACTTTGTAACGCAGGGTTACTGTTAATGTCAATGTCATATGTTAGATCAGCCATCTTATCTTCCTGCTAATATTTGTTTAATACGCTTACGGATGAAATCTTCCATAGGCTTTGTCATACCTTCAGGTGCTTGCTCACTACCGCGCATGCCTTTACTGGTCATGTGACGGCCCTTATCCAACACTTCAGCATATGGGTATCGTGCCCTAATTTTATTGCCACTTAGGGTAGTTTTGCGTTTAGCGTTACCAGATCGTACAGGTGTATTATCATGGAATACTTTAAACGCTTCCTTGGGGAGGTCTTTTAATTTTTGTTTTATTCTCTTGTTTTTCCCAAGTATATTATTTTTAACTTTAACTTGTAGCGACATTATTGAGCCTTTTTATTCTTATTGAGCATGGCGAGTAATTCTTCTTCACTATAATTTGGAGTAGGATCAACACCGTTATTCATTTGTTTCTTATAAACATAATTTTCGTAACTAAGTGCCGCATCCATAATATAAATGTCAAAAGTATTACTTCTATTTAATACTTCACTGGGTAGCAACCCATATCGCTTACCCAGTGAATCTATCATCAATATTGCCGCCATTCGCTCAGAATTGGGGTCAATAGTGTCGCCTGTTACTTTCCCAACAGTTCAGTAACTTTAGTAATTGCTTTCATAAGAACATGCGTCGGTAACATGGCATCGTCTTGTAGTATCTGTTTACCTTCTTCATCAAGGATTAATGTTTTAACTACGCCAATGATTGATTGTGTGTCATTGTTAGAGTTCGCAAGTTTCATGAATATATCCATAGGTTGACGATCCCATGTATGGAAAGTGATTGGTTCACCAAATTCCTTTACAGTGGCTTTGTCGTCAAGGGATACTTCAACTAGTTGGGGTTTTGCAGAGAGTTGTGATAGTTTCATAAATTGTTCCTTTCAATTGTTACAATGTATTTATTCTTCGTTGTCTAAATCTTCTAGTAATTGATTTAGAAGTGCGATTCTGAAAGCCTGTTTCGCTTTCATTTGTTTAATAGTTGCTTGAATATTATCAAGCATGGGCATCATCTTGGCTTCATCATTAATTAATGATCTGAGTTTTTCTTCTCTTGTACGAAGCCATACATTTTCAGTCATTTGTTTCTCCTTAAATTATTGGAAAAGGGGACTGTTATGTCCCCCTTCTTTTAATTAACTATTGTTTAGATAGTTCCTGTTACCATTGAACCAGTGACAGCAATTGTCATTGGGCTGACCCAGACGGGTGCTTCAGGGTTAACAGTTGGTGCTAGACTAGAAATATAGCCTTGACCAGCGTAGTAATATGCGTTAGCAGTATTTGCTCCACCGTTCATGACTAGTTTCCACTGAACAGGTACCTTATTAGCACTTAGTTCAGCAACACCATATTCAGCAGCAGTGTTAGAACCACCAGTACCGAACCAGACTGTGCCGTCTAGAACCATATTGGTAGAAATTTCATTATCTGCGGGTGTCGTGATCTTGTTGATATCTGTTGAGCAGAAGTCAGTCCAAGAGTAGATACCAGTGCTGTTAGTAATGGTAACATCTTGTAAGCATGTAACTGCTAGGGCATTTGCGATTGAACCCCAGTTAGCACTGTTGCTTATTAATTCGGTACTAACCAATAGAGTTGGTTGAGTACCAGTTGTGTTTACAGTAATTCTTGCCATCGTATTCTCCTTTAGTAGTGGCTTAGGTGTTAAATTCCATTCTTAATAATCTAAATGTCCAAGTATGTTTCTCTGCTTGAGTTGGACCGTAAGTTCTCACTTGGTCAAAGTTTCTTTCAAAGTAACCATCAAACAATTGCTCTCCATCGTCTTTCAAAGCAGTAACCAGATTTCCAATAATAGCGTTTACAGCGCGATTGTATGGATCATCTTGGTATGACACATATGTAATACTGAATGTGTCATACGCATGATAGATACTGGCACAGTACTGAATACCCAGTTGGTGAGGATTTCTTTCATCCAAATGTACATCGCTTACATAGATACCATAACGAACGACCTCAGTGTCACTGGGAAACTCATCATATATTGGTATGTTCCATTCTTTAGGAATGTCACGCTTTAATACCTCAATGATTTGTTCATCATTGACATAAGGTTCATTCGGTACATTGTAAACGACATTTGGCATTAGAAATATCTCCTACTACCATTGAAATAATTGACATCAGCGAGCCAATTTTCTTCAAGTTTTGATGTTGGTCCATTGGGTGAATCTTGGAATAGATCATACCAATTTGACAACTCTTGCGCTTTAGTCCATTCGCGGTCGCATCTTTCTTTTGCGAAATCATAGTTCTTCACATCAACCTCGTTCATGTTTGAAACATCAGTAACAAGGCTTTCATAAAATACTAAGATTGCTCCGAAAACATCTAAGCGAATTAATGTCTGATCGTTTTTAATGAGCAGATTAGGATTAAACGCACTAATTAAACTTCCGTTAGGTAAGTTGTTATAGTAAGTTGCACCAACAACGGTATCACAGTAGTTTTGCCACCATCCAAATTCCATCTTATATAGCCATTCTTGGCTGGCTACTTTGAAATAACGATCCCAATCAACATTCAAGGCTGCGGCTCGTCTTTCAGCAGCAGGATCATAGAACATGATATCCTGAACTGTTGCGTTTGAGATTCTTTGATATGGTACGGACACTGTTTTTCTCCTGGACATTGAGAGAGTGTTTCCACTCTCTCATTTTTGATTATTAGTCTTGAACGATGTTGATAGCACCACCACGACGCTTGTCGCCAACGCCAGAACCGAAATATCCGACGCCAGTGAGCCACATCTGTAGACCACCAGGAACTTCACCAGTCTTGATCTGTAGACCTTCTTTTAGAACTGTGAAGATTGCGCTGTCGCCGATGTAAGCACCGACTAGAACAGGTGTACCACTTACGCCATCAACATTACGGCTAGCAGATTGTAGGAATGTTGTGAACATAACTTGGCAACCATATACAGACTCAATCTTACCAGTTGATAGAAGTTCATTACCTAGAGCAGAAAGGTTAGAACCACCGGCTTGAGAAACTGCACCACCAGTTAACTCACCTAACATACGAGTTAGAGAAGAACCAGATTGTGTGCCAGCACTTGCTGCACTGACGAAACCGTTGCTATCAAGAACGATAACAGGGTTACCAGGCATACGAGCAACCTTGAATTGTTGCTTGACTAGACGAACTAATTCAAGAACGGTTGTTGCTGTGAAACCAGTAGTAGGAGCAGCAGGAACAGCACCATCAGGTAATAGTTCCATAGCACCTAACTCTAGAGGACGAGCAAAGCCGTCAGCGGGAGCGGGTGAATAATTTGAGTTACCAGGGGTTGCCTTGAATGCTGTGAAAGCGGCAGTTACACGCTGGTCTACTTTTTCTGCGAAACTCTCACCAAGTTCTGCACCAAGCGTAGCAGCCAATTGGAAAGAAGTTGTCCATCCCAAGAAGATGTCAAATGCGGTTGTTGCAACTGCAGGGCTAGCAGTGATTGAACCTTGTGCTAGAGCAGGGTTCTGAACTACTGCATCACCAGTTCCCCATGTACCACCACTACCTGCTGGGTTGTAATCAGCATAGGTGATTGGTGCAAAGTTAGGAACTAAGAATGTGTTACCCTGTGTAGGAGTAACGACATTGGTCATGTTAACTAGACCTTGGGATTCGTGCATAGCACGCAAAGCGAAATTAGAAATTGCGGTTGTAAAGCCATCAGCCTCGTTGTTAGCACCGCCTAATACATATGCCATAATTTATCTCCTTAAGTTTTGGCAA